CGATTGAAAGCCAGACGCCGCCCCAGCCAAGGTGATAGTTCCTGTGCCAGTAGTAGTCGTGCTTTCTTTAACTCGATCTTTAACGACGATGGCCATTACGCGATCCTAATAATTGCCGTGTTATAGGCCGCAGCAGGTATAACAACAGTGAAATCACCATCAGTCGCCGTCTTAGTCTCGCCAAAATCTAATAAAGCGACAGCCTTATTAGCCTGAGAAGAGTTGTAAATAATCGCTCCACGTGCGTCTAGGTCTACATTGCTAAACACAACGTCATCAAAATCTACATAAGCCACATCGTTAGTGGTGTCTGTAGTAACAGAAACGTTAGCTAACGTTGCTCCACCAGTCGTGTAGTTAGTCCCTGAAGCAGAAACCTCATCACTGTTGCCGGTCACATCAGAATAATTAGTTGTGTCAGCATCATAAGTGCCTGCCATACTTGGAATGATTAACGCCATCTTTAAGGTGTCGTTAACCACATCGTGCGTGCCGTTCAAGATTTCATTCTTAAACGAGTTGCATAGAGTCTGCGTAATTGCCATTGTTTACTCCTTTACCTTACCGGGTATCTAGCTTGAGCAGTTCTGTACATATCCTGACGATTCTTACCTTCAGCCTGCATTTTAAGCTGTAGGAGCGCTTCGTCATACCGTTTTTGGTACTGTGCTATAACGTCTTGCTCACCTTTCATGAAAGTGTACGCCTCTAACAAAGCACCATAAAGCAATACAGAATCAAAGTTATCGCCAAGCCAAGTATTAGTGGCGGTAACGATTGTCTCTGGGTAATAAAAATAGTGAAGCTCCACTGTATATGTGCTGTCAGGGGTAGGCCCAACAATCAGGGAGTTCTTATCAAAAGTCGCGTAATGAGAGGGCAACCCAGTATCTGTTGGCGTAGGGAACGCCTCACGGATGAAGTTCACATCCTTGTTCAACAGGTAGCTATAAGCGCCGTCGCCGTCTACGACAGCCAATGAATAAGTTGCCAACCAATCACTAGGGAGAGTGACATACTTATTGCTGGTAGTAACCGCGCCAGTAACGTTCTTGCGAAGATCAAGGATCTGTACCCCATTGTAAATCCGCTGTTCTGCTTGCTTAATAAAGGTATCAAGCTGCTCTTTACCAGTGAAATCCGCAGAAGTACCCGTGGTAGTAGTCCACGTAGTATTAGGGAAGTCGTTCTCGACGTACCCTTTGATTGTTTCAAACAGCGTAGTGTAATTCACAACATCTCCTACGAAGTCACTGTTACTGTACCTACTTCACCCGTAGCTACAAGTTTATTCGGTAACCCACTGATATTATAGGGGTTTGATAGTCCAACAGGGTTCCAGCCCCATTGTATATCCCTAGAGACAGAATAGGTATTGTCTGGTCTAGGGTTCCGTAGCGCTTGTGGGTCTTCAATAACGTACATACCCGTCTGCAACTGCGGCTGATCTGGCTCCCAGCATGTAGGGCAAACCAGTATATTTACCTGCTTAGTCTTAATCGTCAGAGGCTTCAGCTCTTTTAACTTATACTGAAACCCACAACGGTCACATACTCCTAGCGCTCTTTTACCGGCAGCAAATGCCATATCTGCTCCTTAGTAGAAGAACTCACGTGGAGCCAGCCTTAACGAGGCTTTCTCTCTATCCTCCGATGAAGCTAGGTTCCACTGTTCTTCATATGATGCCTTGAGCATCTCAATACGATTCATCGCCTCTGGGATCTTTAAAGACAAGTAGTAGGCTAACCCGGCCACCAAACAAGGTAACATGCGAAAAGGAATATCTTGGGTGTTAACACCGTTACCTGCGTCTTGGATACGGCGCATCCGCCAGTAAGTAAACGTGTAACTTCCGTCAGGGACTGGCCATACATTGATCTGTGGTATAGCCGCTTGGCGGTCAATCCATACCTGAATCGGACGCCCTTCTACATTCTTGTTAGGGATACTAGCGTAGGTAGATACGCTAATTCGCGTCATACTAAGGTCTGACTGATTTGTACCAGTTCCTGTACGTACTACATGGTCAAGTAAATCAATCGTATCAGCGGGCAGATCATAAGTGCCTGTACCATCAGTTAACGCTATAGAACCTTCTTCAATAGTCCACAGGTTGATGCCACGATTTGCCCACTCGATAGACAGAAGGTTAAGACTACGGCGAGCCGTACGCATGTCATAACCCGTGCGAAGTTCTACGCCGCAACGTTCAAACGCCTCTTCAACGAGGTTGTTCAGGTCTAGGTCAAAGGCTGCTGTTCCTGACGTTGCCATTACTTCTTCTTCCTTTTAAGCGGGGCCACTCTACGCGGCTTACCTGCTGGTTGTCCTAGGCGCTTCTTCTGCGCTATACGCTTTTTCTTCTCCGCCGCCGTCATTTCACCAGACGTTTTCGGAGTTTTGCTAGAGACTCTTTTACTCGGTCTACAATACGGCGTACCGCGTTTTTCACCTTTGTCGCGTCCACATGCTTCCCCAGTACGAACATCTTTCCAGTCCTCTTTGAACCAGCGTTTCAGTGCTGCACCTTTTGCGGTCTTGCGAACGGCCATTACTTTTTACCAGCTCGCTTCTTTCTACACTTGGCGATAGCACCCGAAGCATAGGCAGAAGGGAAGACCTTATACTGCGCCTTTACCTTGTGGTAACAAGCGTCTTTAACAGATCCACCCTTCTTATAGTAGCTACGCACTAGACAGTACGTCCACGAGTTCTACCGCGCATAGCGCAACCGTCGATCTTACCGCCATTTTTGTAGCCTTCCATCTTGCCACCCATCTTGGCTTTCTTAGGTCCAAGACACTTATTAGCAGCCTTACACTTTGCTTTGGTTGTACACCCTGAACAATACTTCATACCATACGCCCTTTTGTCTTACCCTGACGACAAATGCCATCACCACGGTTCTTTTTAACTTTACCGCCTTTCTTCATACCCGCAGCTTTACCTGCAGCGCCTTGTTTCATGGCTTTACGAAGTAAGGCGTCGTTCTCCTTGTCATCTTTCTTGGCAAGGTTATACGCAGGTGAGAAGTTCTGAGCGAAGCTCTTGATCCCACCGCTGGCTGCCGCTAGTGGGCTAACCGCTTTTAAAAATTTGCTGGCCATTACATAAACCTCTCTGCTACGGCAACACCTACGATGAGGACCGCTAGCCCCCACATACGTACATCCAGCTTCTCAAGGAACGCCTTCTGTTCGGCCAGTTTTTCTTCAATACGTTCGTACCGCGAGCTACATTCTTTTTCGTGTGACTCCAATAAAAGAAGCACATCTTTAGCCTGTAACTCTTTGTCTTCCAATGACACCGTAACTTCCTGTAACTTTTTAGCTCTAGTCGCCATTAGCAATTCCACTTACGTAAACTTTTGTTAATACGGCTATTCGGATCATTCGCTGTCTTTGAGCTGGTATTCCGCTTCTTCATACCTTCCATACGAGCGCAGAAAGACTTACGGCGCTTAGCGGCCTTTGATCCGGCTTTGAGTTTGCTGGGCTTGGTAGTTACAGCCGTCTTTAACTTGCTACCGGGATTCTGTTTCCGATAACTAGCGACGCCTTTAGCATTCAGCCCACCAGACTCACTCTTACCTTCTTTGCGCTGCCACGCGGCGGTCTTACCGCCTTTCTTGTAATACGCACGCATTACATAACCTACGCATACAGCACTGTAACCGAAGTTACATTGGCAATAGTGGCATAAGCACTGGTCTCGCAACGGATTGGGGCGGCTGACAAATCTACGTAACTCGTAGCAGTAGCAGACGCAGGGGTAGCTACAGTAATAACAGCGGTGCCACTGGCTCCACCGTCTTTAATAACTACGCTACCAGCGGTTCCGCTGGCGACATAGTAGATACCCATAATCCGAGCAGGACCACCAAACACCGCGCCAGATCCGGTTACGGTAGTAGTCTTACCATCAGATTGCATTACTTAGTTTCCTTCTTAGCGGCAACTTTTTTAGCTGCTGGCTTTTTCGCGGGAGCGCTCTTAGGTTCTTCCGCTTTAGCTTCAGGTTTAGCCTGTGCGCGTCGCTCAGCTAATTTAGCGAGATGCGCTTTAGCGGCTGCACTAATAGCCATTAGCTAAGCGCTGCGCCTGAAGCAACGACCCAAGCTGAGCCAGTAGAAACAACAATACAAACTTCGTCGTCGCCAGAACCATTATCAGTGATGACGCGAATTTGCCCTGTGTTAGCTGCTGAAGCTGCTGGAAGTTCAGAAGTAAGACTTACTGGGAGATTAAAGCCATTGTCAGATGTGACTGGGCCGGAGAAAGTAGTGTTCGCCATTAGATTGTCCTCACATGCGAGTTTAGTGCGCCTGTCTGCATGTCGTCTGCTAGGTCAGTCCGACGCACCCTTTTCCTAGTTACGCTTACTAAAGCACAGGTAAAAGATTGAGTCAAATAAAAAGGGGACCCGAAGGTCCCCTCTAGCAGTAGCTTTTAAGCTACTTATGCAGCACCCGGAGATCCGAAGATTCCCAGTGGATCTGACCAGCCGAAGCTGTAACGCTCACGAGCCTTGTAACGTACGTTACCAGTATCGAAATCGCCGTCCATGCCTGTAGTCATCGCAGCACGTGTGAAGTGCTTGAGACCGTTAGGTACGTCAGTAGTCAAGAACCATGCGTCATCATCAGTCAAGAAGTTGTTGACTGTGTAGCCTTCAGGAACAACACCGTTGTTCATGATTGCGTTGATGTCGTTATCGGCAGTACCGACACGGCCTTCTGTTTCTAACAAACGAGTTGCTACAAACTGCAACGCAGGTGGAATGATGAGCTTACGTGGCTTAGCTGCAATCAACAGTCCACGCTCGTCAGTCCAAGCTGCAATCTGAATAACAGCCGCTTCCAAAGAAGTTTCGTTAAGGTCAGCCGCAGTTGTTGGCTCGTTAGAGTTAGTGCCACCAGAAACAAGTGGGTGGTCAGTAGCAAAAAGCTCCTTACCGTCACCACCAGTGTAGCTAGAGCTGAAACCGTTGTTCAGAACAGCGGCGGCTTTAGTCTGCTTGGTGTACGCCATAGCACGAGCTAGAGCCTTGGTGTAACGAGATGACAATGAGTCATACAGGTTATCTTCAACCGCTTCTTCAGTGATTGAGAACCCAAGTGCAATAGTTTCGTGTGTGTAACGCGAAGTCCATGCTTCTTGTGCGTTGTCATAAGAGATTGAAGAACCTTCTTCCTTCACAGGAGCAGTTCCAAATCCTGACAACTTGGTTTCTTCTTCAAATGAGCGCTCAGAAGTCTCTGCTTCAAAGATTTCTTTATGCTGCTCACCATACTTTTGATATTCCAAACCGAACAAAGCGTTCAGGCCGGGAAGTAGCTCTTTAAGGAGCTGGGCGCGTGAAATTGCCATGTTGTATTACTCCTTATACACCAGTGCTCATGGTCATCATGTGTGCATCAGTAACGATCTTAACCAGTACATCTGGGTAAGCGTCGCTAGGATCAGACACGTGAGCCACGATTTTGAACGGCTTAGCAGCAGTAGCTACTGTAGCGTCCAACGCTGAAGATGAAACGCCTGTGGTAGTAGAACCAGTAGACGTAGACTGTACCGCTGCAAAAGTAGTAGTAGCACCGATAATAGTCTGCGCGCCAGTACCATCAAGCTGCGCTTGGAACAGTACATTTGGATCGTCTACAACATACGCCTTGATAGGACCGCCATTGGCAGTACCTGAAGGGTAGTATTGGCTGAAGATCTGCTGACCTTCTGCATTTTGGTACTCACAACCCATGAATACGCCGATAGCACCAATAGTGTCACCGCCTAGGTTGTTAGTAGTCAGGTCTGCACCTGAGCCAGTTGCTAATGCAATATACCCATCTGCCCCGATAGTAACTACTTGACCATTAAAAATGTTAGTAGCTTCACCAGCGGGATCAATTAGATAGGTAGAAGTTGCCCCTGCATAGGGCATACCATCAGCGCGTTTTACCGGCTTCAGGCCATATGGAGCTGCTGTAGTAGCCATTGCTCATTCTCCTAAAAAATTTAGTTTCCTCGACCGAACGATGTCTTGGACTTTCTGTCCGCAAACAGAGGCATCCTAGGATCGTTCTCACGCATAAAGCTGTTATCTACAGATTCCATTTGAGCTTGGTTCTTATCTGAGTAGTACTTACTGCGCTGCTCAACAAACTCGTTCGGTATCTTACATAACAACAGTCCTTGGACTTCGACGTTGTCTTTATAACGACTATCTGGGTCCACGAACATTTTGAACTGAGGCTGTTCTTCAATCCGAACCGGCTCCCAACCCTGACGCATTTTCGATGAAATATTGCGTGGATCGGCCTGATTCATCTGAGACACCCGAACCCAACGGTACGAATAACCCGGCTGCTTATCTGGCTCTGGTAATACAGAGGCAGGTTGCCATGCCTTCGGACGTTCCGATGCGCTCCTATCTTCCAGTTCGCGTGCAAGTCTATTGTTAGAAGTAGCTTTCTCTTGTGTAGCCATGATTAGTTCCCCATCTTCTTCAGTTCCCGAGCGTACTGCTCAGGGGTCAATCCCAGTTTTCTCGCAATTTCAACTTGCGATCTTTTTAGCACGATCTTTTTTGGAGACCTGCTACGGGATGCCGGAGCAACTACCGTGGCTGGCTTCTTCTCTGCGCTCTTGATGGGCTTGCCGCCCCCATCAGTCGTTTCTTCTCCGAAATACTCCGGAAACCGACGCTGCATTGTGGTGTCAATGCTTTGCCAGTATTCATCGGTGCCAATAAATTGAGCACCATGCTCTCGCTCTAACTTTTGGTGTAAGCCTAATGCGAGGGCTGTCATCTCTTGGTCTGTGCCGAACCATGTGTTCTGTTCTTGCCACGCAGCCGTTTTGGCGTCTGGGGCTGGCACGTTGACCTGTTCAGATCCAGTTTGTACCTCAACTTCATTCTCTTGTAAAGAACGAGGTTTAAATGTTTGAGCTTGTTGAAGTTTATATGTCGCTGAATTAAATTTCTTCTGCGCTTCAATAAGTGCATCAGAATCGCCACTTTCATGTGCTTCTTTATAAGCACGTTCTGCGGCAGCGACTTCAAGTTCTGCTTCCCGTTTGTAAGTTTCAACTAATGTCTGCTCGCCTTGAGACAAGTTAGCTTTCAACTTCTTGTTTTCTTCAAGCGCCTTCTGCGCCATGCGGATAGCTTCTTGCTGCTCACGCATTGCACGTTCTTTTTCACGGCGCTCGTCATGCCACACCTTCTTCATCTGCTTCAGGCGTTGCTTAACCTTATCTGAGTAGTCTTCTAACTCATCAGCTTCCAGTTCTTCAACGATTTCCTTCGGCATGGGTGAATGGCCACGGTCTTCCTCCGGTGTGTCATCTTCAATCTCTAGTTGTTCAGCCTCGGCTTCTTCCGCCACGGCCTCCTCTTGCTGTTCTTCCTCTACTTCAAACTCAAAGTCTTCTTCAGCTTTTTGCGCTTCAGCGTTCATATGTGCCTCCTTTAGGCTCTGGATATTCCACGTGGATCTTCAACAACCGCCTCAACCGCATCATCATTGATGATTCGGAACTCACGACCATGAATCTTTACCCGTGTACCGGCGTGTGGGCGAACTAAAATAAAATCGCCTTGCTTACACCAAGCTCCGCTAGGGAACCGTGTTTCGTCCTTATAACAATCAGGACCGAGCTTCATTACAAATAACGTAGTAGTGAGTAGCTCTTCGTTGTGCATGGTCTGAGCGGACTTAATCAGGCCGCTATCGCCATACGTTTCTTCGATCTCAGGCACACCGCAAAGGATGCGATACCCTGAAGGATCAGGTAGTTGTTTTGCTTTTTGCTCCGGTGTTTCCGGTAGTTCTGTTGCTTCATCCGGATTATCGGGGTTTGTGCCGATTAGGATTTCAGTCATCATCGTTCTCCATGCGTTGTGCTGTCTCCAGCACTAGGTTGTTTGCGATCATCAGACCGCGAATTACGCCAGTGGCGTGCTTATATTGGGCATAATCAGGAGCCTTACCGGCTGCAAGATCCTCCGCAATAATTTCTCTCTCCTCGTTGATTTTGTCAGCGAGGTACTTCAGTAGGTCTGTACTCATTCTTCACCTGTTGGTAACTGAGTTGGTTGTTGCTGTTGCCGTGCTTGACGGTCCTCTTGGGCTGCTTCACGGGCAATGTTGATACCCATCTCCAGCCCATCTTTCTGCTGTTGAGCAGACAACTTGTCTTTCTCGGAAGCGATTTTCGCTCCGACTTGCATACCAGCGGTACGTTCTTGAGAGGCGATACGCTCTCTTTCCAGCTCCAGACGGTCGGCTTTCTCGGCTGCATCGATCTGCATCTTCTGAGCCTTGAGCTGAGCTTCCTGCTGCTTGATCTGCAGTTCTGCCTGTTGCATCTGGACAATTGGGTCTTGCTGAGCCTGTTGCGCTTGTTGAGCGGCTTGCTCCGCCTGATTCTTGCCAAGGACTTGTTGCGCTGCGGCAGCCGCCAAACGAGAGATCTCCAGCTCTGTGTTCTCGTCCATCTTGTCCTCTGGTGTTGGATAAGGCACACCAGCAGCGTCTTCGATCTGCTTTCTATACGCCATCGCCAAGTGTTGGGCCAAATGCTCTTGGAAAGCTGCGCCAATAGTCTTAGCCATAGGGCTCTGCTGAAGCATACCCATCATCTTCGGGTCTTGGGCTGCCGCCATATGCACAGCGATATGCGCCTCATGATCCTGATACAAGAACGCCTTGACCGGCTTGCCCTGCAACATATTCATATTTTCTGTCACTGGATCAGTCGGCTTCTGGTCGTCTTCCATCGGAACGAGCTTTTCAGCGTTCTTTATTCCTAAAACTTCTAACATCTGCCGGTGTAAGAACGGCATGTCATAAAGCTGAGGTGCAGACTGCGCCATTTGCAGAACTGCTTGGTACTGAACGACCTTTTGCGCCATTGTTGCCGCATTTGGGTCAGAAACGGGAATAACTTCTACCTGATCGTAGTCAGAACCACGGTCCATTGCCTCGCCTGTGCGCGGCTCGTACGAATAATCGTCATCAGCGTAGTCACGAATTACGCCTTTCAGCAGTTTTAATTCCTGCTTCATCGAATAATGGATGCGTGCCTGTACCGCAGACATAATCTTGAGCGTGCGCTCTAGGATTGCCAGAGTAGTACCAACAGGAGCCTGACCAGACATG